TGAAGGCCTGTATCCATGCGGTGTTAGAATTGTTCTCAGTAGAAGACCAATAGTAGCCAGAGGCAAACGCATCTGTTTCACCAGTTCTAAACCCAATACCTGCACTGGTTTGTGCTGGAGAACCAGTAGTATAATTAGTGCTTACAGGTTCTGGCGATACAGCATTGGCGTTTGAGCCACTTGCAGTATTATTCGCGTCAGTCGTAGGTTTTAAATTGTAATACAGCACTTCAAGCTCGTTTTTAGCAGGTAGATACCAATCGCTATAACCACCTATCGTGAGTCCCTCAGCAAATACAGCGGCTTGGTAGGCTGCACCGAGTGCTGCTAAAGACGCGCTGTTTGTAGGTCCGTTTATAACCGACGTTATTCCAGTTGTTACGCCATACGTTCCCCATGTTTTACCGGACGCTTCACCAGTTGCTTTAGGTGCAACAATCAAGTAATACTGCGTACCAGAAACGTTGATTTTACCAGCGTAATACCCTCCACCATAGGCTTGCCCGATTACAGTAGGAGGGTATGATTGCTTTGGCCATGCACCCGCTTGCTCTGCTTGCATTTGCTGACTCATTGACCAAATACCCACAGCAGCACTTGTTGAAGTTGTTGGAGGCGTAGCAGATAGCACACCTGCTCTATATCGCATACTCATAAACCCACCTTAGCTGATAAGCTCATAGGATACGGTAAATACAAGTTTACTTGCAGTACCTGACGTAATTGAAATACACGTTCCTTCTTGTAAATAAAAAGACGTTGTTTTGTCAGTTACAATTAAAGACGCATCGGCAGGTACACCAACTGTTGAAGCTATGGCGTAAGCCGTGCCATTCGAAGGAGCAGAGCCTTTCGCTACCGCCCCATCGGTATAAATTGCAACAGTTGCATCAACTGCATTTGTTCCGTCTACGTTAGCTACGGTAATGTTGTTAATTTTCATAACCGTACCAGAGCTTGCTGCGTTGGTTAGAAGCACCACCGCTGTTGTACCAGAAGGCGTGTAATAGGTTGTATTGCCTAAAATTGATGTTACGTTAACTATATTTGGGTTTGCCATTTTATATATTCCTTAAAATCCAAAAATCATTGCCATTGCAATGGATTTGCCTGTTGATACTGTACCCGTAAAAGTCTGACCAGCCGCAAAATTAATTGCACCCGTCATCACGCCGCCAGACAGTGGTAAGTCTGTTGACGGTTGCCATGTAGCCGCTGTTCCGCTAGTAGCTGTTAAGACTTGTCCTACCGTAGGAGCAGCTGACGAAGAGACGTTAACGGTTGTTGTAGCTGAGTTTAGGCTGTTCGCAGTCGTCAAGGTGGACGGTGTTTGCCATGTAGCCGCTGTTCCGCTAGTAGCTGTTAAGACTTGTCCCACCGTAGGAGCAGCTGACGAAGAGACGTTAACGGTTGTTGTAGCTGACCGGAGCCCTGATGCTATAGCGGTTACATCGACAAAATCAGAACCATCCCAAGCGACTAGAGCGGTTGCCCCAGCAACGATGCTTACGCCTGTTGTGGCAGTACCTTTAACTACGACGACGGCATTAGACTGGTTGACGACTATGTACGCTTTACTTTGACTAGGTGCAATGATATTACGTGATACGCCTGGTGAGCCTGTGGGTTTTAGAATAGCAGCACGTGCTTCGTTAGTTGCGCCCTGAGTGGATGTTAGTGTCCAATTCCCCGAAGCCACAGAAGCGGTAGCGGTACCCGCGACGGCGCTATCAACTAACGCTGTAATTCCCGTATTGACGGTATCTCCCCAAGTACCTGTTAAGTCCCCTGTTGTGGGAAGCGCGAACCCTAGTAAGGATGAAAAACTCGTTACTGCCATAAATATGTCCTATTGTGTGTTAATGGGTGTCCAATTAGCTACCTGTACATCGTCTATAAGCTCCCAAGTTAATCGTGACCCAGAGGTTCCAGAGGCGGTTACGGTGTTTACTGAGCTCGCGTTTATTTGGGCTGTTGCTGATAGGCTATCTATTGCTGATGCTGGCTCGATTGATGTAGCTAATAGTATATGAGAAGGGTTCACGGAGTCTGTTATTACTGCCGGCTCGGTTGATGTAGCTAGTAGTATTTGAGAGGAGCCTACAGAATCATCCGAGCTTACTGCTTCGAGTGTCGATCCTACTATCTGTATCGTACTTGAAACATCCTCGGTAAGCGATACACTCTCGCTTTGTGAAACAGAAAACTCCGTCTGTCCCCCCCAAGAGGTACTTCCCCACCCATTTGAGCCCCAACCAACGGCCACGAGATCCTACCTAAACGGAAGCGGTATACGTTATAAGGAGCGAGTCGCCTGAAATTACCGCACGACTGCTGCCTGTAAAAGATCCCGCAGAGTATAAAACCCCTGAGCCACCGTTAGAGGTAGTATTCCTCGCCTGCGCAGTACACATCATAGCCCCTAAGATAGTTGAGTCAGCCGTAATGTTAAACGTAGCGGCTGAGGATACTTTAGACCCTGCTGAAGCGGCACCCCATGCTACTGTTGCGCGGTTAGAGGCGCTTCCGCTAAAGGTATACCCTAAATTTTCAAGCCAGCCTGTATGAGATACTAGCGTATCACCTGCGGCGTATGCAGTAAATGAGGCGTTATCTACAAGACCCATGTACCAAGCCGCCGTGTAAGCAGAGCCTGCGAAGTACTTATCCAGTAAATCGTTTTTACCTACTGTCACTACTAGGTTCTTAATGGTGTCTTCCCATTTAGTTGCGCCTGTACTATCTAGGCACAGGACGTTGTAGGAGCCTGTAACGTCTACTTTTTCTGTGAACATATCTTTACCTAATTGGATGATCGGATGAGGGCGCTTGTCGCCGTATTTACTGGAAAAGTTATTGTAAAAGTTGAAGTTGTTGTTTTATCGCTACCAAAGTCCAGTACAGCTACAGAACGATTAGCTTTAGAGCTATTATATATCAATGCGCCGCGTGCTGTGAAACTAGCTGATGTCCACGAGATATTGTTAAAACTAATGTACGCAGTCCCATCAGAGGCGTTTACTGTTGGCGCTACTAAGGCTTTACCTGTCGCTGTATACCCAGTACCAGAAATCTCATCTACAGCCGTATACTCAGTGGTGTTTTGATTAAGCGTAGCGTTAGCTGTGTACAAAGCAATTTTAAACGTATCCGTAGTAAAGTCATGGATAGCCTCGTAAAGCTCTTCTTTAAAGCTGGTTGTTTGACCTTGTACTATCATCTTACCGGTATCCTAGCTTGACCATTTCTATAAGCGTCTCCCCTATCTTTGCCTGTCGCAAGGGTGTTCAATAAGGTCATTGCTTCTTCATACCTTTGACGGTATTGAGTCATTATTGAATCGTCACCCTTAAGAAAAACGTACGCCTCTAAGATAGCACCGTAGAGAAGAGCGGAGTCAAAGTTTTCACCAAGCCATGTGTCTCCCGCAACAACAATAGAAGGCGGGTAGTAGAAGTAATGAAGCTCTGTAGTGTATTGCACGTCGGGTGTAGGACCTAAAATAAATGTCAGCTCTGTTATTAAATTAGAACGTGGACCAAAAATAGCGTAGTACTTAGGTGTGCCTGTGCTCGTAGGGTTTGGGTAGGCTTCACGGATGAAGTTAACATCCTTATTTAACAAGAAGGTGTATTCCCCACTGGTGGGATGAACAACCGCAAGGGCGTAAGCAGACAAAAAGTCAGCTGGGCACTCTAGGTATTTATTCGCTGCCGTGATGACACCCGTGACGTTTTTACGTAGGTCTGGCAGCTGTATACTGTTGTAAATACGCTGCTCTGCTTCTTTAGTGAAGAGCGCAAGCTGACTAGCCGTGAACGTATTCTCGACGTAATCTTGAATTGCAGTACAAAGTTCTGTATAGGTCATAGCTATATGCCCTTATGCCATTGGTCCGCGTGCGATTTTACCTTTCGTTGCAGCGCCATTACCCCGCGTTTTAACACCCGATGTTTTAGTGCCTGTTTGTGGGTAGCCTGCGGTGTTTGGGGTTGGTTCTGTTTTAATTTTGCCTGACATAATCGTTCTCTATGTTGTGATGGTAACAGTGCCAACAGATGCTTTGGCAACAAGGTAATTAGGTGTAAGCGCGGAATCAAACTGTGAAGCTCCACCAACCGGTGCCCAACCCCATTGGAATATACGGCTGCCGTCTGAGGGTAATTGTAACGCATTTAGACCTGATTGGTAGTAACTTGTATCGGGTCGAGGATTACGCAGTGCTTGTGGATCGAAAACAGGGAACATTCCTACTTTTAACTGCGGCTGATCTGGATCCCAGCAAGCGGGGCACACGAGGATGTTCGTTACTTTAGTTTTAATTGTCAGCTTTTTAAGGTCTTTCAACGGGAACCTTTGCGAGCAACGGTCGCAAAATCCGTGAGCCCACTTACCTGACGAGTATTTAGAAGCCATCTAAACGTGCCCGATGCGTGGAAC